GTTGAGTTGACAGAAACTGAACTCGCGAGTAATTTAACTGAATCAGCCATTGTCAACCTCACTGATAAATTCTAAGATCTCTTGCTCAAGACCACGATCAATCATCTCTGATAGTTTGTTACGATCTTCACTGTCAAGACTTACCCATAGTTCTAAAAGAGAAGTATCGATGTCTTCCTCTACTTCTTCTTTGGCAAGCTTGGTGGCAGTTGCGTACATTACTGACTTAGCATTTTTACCATAACGTGCTTTGAAACCACCAAGACCTTTTTTCATGCCCTTAACAATGTCTTCACGCTTGTTCATCTCACCAGTAGATAGTGAACGCTCATCAACTTGCTCAACATCTTCTCTCACAGTTTTAAGCTGTGCAGGTTTTGCCCACTCACCATGTTGTAAAATGCCATCATGAATGTCTTGAAGTTGTCTGTGAATGTTTTTAATATCACCAACGTGACCCCAGCTAGCTTGACCGCCATTGTAACCTTTCTTATCAGTTACATTGTCGTAGTGCTTGCTAAGACCTTTGTGAATGTCTTTAAGTAGCTTGGCTGTATCGTTGTGATACTTTTGGAATTGAGCATGAGAGTCTTCGCCCTCTTGAACCTGCTCTAGCTCCTCCTTAACAGCTACTTCTTCTTTCTTTCTGAGGTCGTAAACTTTCTTACCTTCCTCATCGCTGTAGCCATGTTTTTCAGCAGCACGGTCAATTTCTTTTACACCGGTACCTTTGAACACTTCGTCACCGTTACCGTTAGCATCATCAATTACTTCGATCTTATGTTGATCAAAAAAGTTTTGCTCGTCTCCACCTTTGGGACGATAGCCTGTAGTACCATGTTCACCTTGGGATTGTGAAATGGTTCTCTTAAGCTGACTGAGTGTCTTGGTCTTCTGCATCTTGGTCCTCTGTATCTTCTTCTGATTCTACTTCATCGGCGCCATTGAACATTGTTGATGCAATTTCGCGCTTCTTAGCTTCTAAAGAGTCCATAATCTTCTGACCAATGAGGTGATCAAAAGCGGCTTGAACCTTAACAGGTTCTCCCTCTACAGTAGCGTCGATGATGTCTTGAATTGAGTATTCCATATAATCTCCGAATTATTTATTTATTGGTCACTTTGAGTAGGAATGACTGGCTGCTCTGGTTGCCCAGGAACAGTAACTTGATATTGTGGTTCATTTTCTTCTTCTACAATTTCACTATCGATAGACTTAATCTCATCTTCAGTCTGTTGTAAAATGTTCTTTCTGATCCAGGTATGAGAATAGTACTTACCAGCAAATGGGTCTGCTTCGACCAATAATGCTAGTCTTTCCTTATTCATCTCAATGCTCTTGAGTTCGGCAAAGTAGTTATCTCTAGCGAAATCAAATTTAATATCTTGTGATATCTCTTTCCAATCATCTTGTGACATGAAGCCTTTAAGCACCATCTGCTTCTCTAAAGACTTAATGAATAGTTGTGAGAAGCGTGCACGTAGTCTACTTACAAACTTAGCAAACTTAACCTCATCTCTTTGAATCTCAGTTGAACGGCCAACATTATACGTTGATTCAACTTGCATTCTAGATTCAGGTACGTTCAATGCACGATATAACTTCTTCTGGAAGTAAAGTACATCGGTCATCTCACCAAGGTTTTGACCACCAGGTAGTGTAGTGATCTCTGTACCCTTGTTACCCTCACGACGTGGAAGCCAATAATCTTCTAGCATCGTCATGAATTTTCTATCGTCTCTTACTTCACCGGTGCTTGAGTCATAAACAACTTTGTTCTTATGACGTTGCATCATATCACGTAGGTATTGTTCTGCCTTCATCTTAGGCAAGTTACCAACGTCGATGTAGAATATTCTTCTCTCCGGTGCACGAGACAGTCTGTAGATAACAGTTGCGTCTTCTAATGTACGGAGTTGATTTAATACTTTAATTGCCTTATGTAAGTAAGACAGTACAACAGTATTGTTAACACTCATCAGACCAGATGTAACGTGTACAATACTATCTTTAGCAATTCTTAAGCCACCTGTTGCAGCACCTTG